GGTGTCCATCCGGGTATGAAGACTGCCACCGCTGGAACTAACAGGCATATCAAAATTAGCTCGTCTTTCCAGCTCCCTTTCATTTGATCAACGGCACTGGCCTCCCAAGCAATTTTGCCTTCAATTTGTTGTTCTTTAATCGCCTTTTGTGCCTTAATTTCTGTTAATGCTAAGTCTGCTTTAGCTTTTTTTGTCTCAACGAAGCCTTTTACGGCGTCCCCAACCAAGTTTGCGATGGGGCCAACTAAAAAATTCATCATTTTTTCTTTACTCCCTTAATTTTACCCTTATTTATGCTTGCGTAGAACACTTTTGCACCTTCTTTCTTGCCATAAGTCTTTGCCATGGCTTTTTTTATTTTTTTACCCTTCTTGTTTAGAGGCATTTGTTCTCTCTCTTGCTACATTTGCACGTAAATTTGCTAAATCGTAGTCTTTTTGTAATTTTTGAGCGTCTAATGTCTGTTTATAGTCAAATTGATTTTCTCTAAGTCCTTGTTGTTCGCCTTTTAACTGTGCATCCATCTCGATTTGTGCTTGTCGTAACGCTAACTCTTGTTGTTTTAACAATACAAGTGGATCTGTGTTCTGATCTTGCATAGATTCGGCCTCTTCAACGACCATTTGTTCTGTAATTTTAGCAATTTCTTCATCAATTTTTATTGCTCGTTGCATTTGTAATGCTTGAATTTGTTCTGGAGGTATTTGATCGCCAAATTGTGCACGTAATTTTTCTGCTTCCTCTACTAAAGCTTGGTCAACGACCTGTGTAGCTAACAAAGATACGTGTTGCATAATGTGTGATGTCAAATTTAACAAAGCCATAGGATTAGTTTTGACTAATACAGATGACATAAAAAATCTATGAGCCTTAATGTGTAACTCATGGTTTTGTTGTGGGAATGCTTGAAGGTTTGCACCCTTAAGAACCACACTGTGTTCAATGGCTGGGTCTTGAGGTTGTGGTCCACGTGGTATAGGTAAAATTTGCTCTACATCTTTTACACCAAGAGCTAAGTACATTCTTCTATACGCTTCATACAAATTATGTATTTGTGGATTTGATTGTGCAAGTTGTAATTGATTTTGTGCTAAGGTCACTCTTTGTGACATGGAGAAAATATTAGGGTCAGATACCGGTAAAATATCTATTGCATCACCAAAATCTAAAACTTTTATTTCTCTTGGTCCACCGCTTACGTTGTACGGGTAGACTGGCGGTAAAGTTAATTTAAAAATATTAGCTAATAAATTAAATTCTTTTTTCTGAGCGTAATGTAATCTTTTATGAACTGCAGACATCACTTTAGTGCCTCGCTCCATCAAAGCCATAGTTGTTCCTACAGGAGTTTGTGAGCTACCTATTTCTGACAACTGCATGTCTGCGACTGCAGCAAACTGTTTACCTGCATCTACACAGACCCCTAATAATTGTAACAACACTTGATCGGGACCTTTGTAAGGTAAGGGAAGTAAAGCTTCTCGTATGATACCGTTAGGTGCATCAACATCTCTAAACTCACCGGGTTGTAAGGGTTGATCGTCATCTCTTACTCTCAAACCTCTAGACTTAAAACCTGCTGGTAAATTAGATAATGTACCTGCATCTAATAACTGACGCAGTGCTGAGGTGGCAGTTCTAGTCAAACCACCAATCATATGAATTAAACCAAAACCATAAAATCCTAAACCAGGTAAAAATTTATAATGAACAAAATACTCATTCTTTTTTCTTAGTGGATCTGTTTGATTGTAGTTTCTATAGATACTTAAAACTTTACCAGACGTTCTATCAATGGTGACTATGTATGGTAACATAATACCACTTGGTTCTGATGTTTTAGGGTTTATATCTTCAAAACCTTCTATGTCTAAATCTACGTGAATCTCATACAATTCTGCCATGTCGCTAAGATAGTCAGATTTAGTTCCATCAATCTGATCTTTCTTTTCTTGCACTCCTGATGTGTACTCATCACTCTCATAAGATTGTAACTCTACATCTAGATAAAAACCTGAAACTTGTTTTTTTCTTAAGTCATTCATAGACATTTTGATGACTTGTGTAATTCTTTCGCAACTCTCTAAGTCAGATGCACCATATGGCACGATAACATCCTCTGCAGGAATAAATTTAGATGTTGCTCTATTTAATGTTTCTTCAAAATATATTTTTTTAAATGCACTACCAGATAAAGGTAACTGAAACAATAATTGGTCCATCTCAGGATTATATTCTTCCATGTTATGTGTAATCTCATAATTCATATAATCTTTCACACGCTCAGCTGCTTGTTGCAATTGTGTTGAGTTTGCACCCACAACCTGAGTTCTCACAGGACCGTCACTAGGTAAGAGTTCTACGTAAGACATAGCTTGGAATTGTGTAACTGCTTGTGCTAACATAGGATGGTTAACACTAGACGCACCTCTAAAAGGTCTTGTTCTTTCTTCATACTTAAAACCTAAAAGATCCAAACCTTTTGTATAAGATTGTTCCCAGTCATCTCGTGATGACTTATCTGCTTCTATTTTTTCTATGAGCTCATTAGAAAGAGATTGCATGTAACTTTCATCTAATACTTCGGCTAAGTTTGATGTAAAATTGACTACAGGTGTCTCATCAACCTCACCCACTACGGCACTACCGTCCTCCACTATCTCTACGTTAGGTTCACCTGAAGAGTCGAGGTCTACCGTTGTACCTACTTCTTCTACGTCAATTCTTTCGTTATCATCGGGTTTTGCTGGGCCCTCTGCAGGTCTATCTAATGTGCTGTCAAATTTATCTACTACCATATTCACCAAATATATCTGTAACTGAAACTAAACTATCTTTAGCTATTGTGCCACCATCTTTTTTCTTAAACATAAAGAATGGCTGTTCTGCTTTAGGACTATCAAGAGTTATTGTCACCATGTCGACAATTTGTGGATTATATTCTTCTATGATTATTGTTGCATTTTCTGCTCTGTCTGCATCACCCAATGGTGTGAGTTGTAATCCTTCATCTTGTTTTGATGCGAAGAACTCCATCGTTTGACCAGGTGCTACTTCTCTTCTTACAACAACATCGTTTGGACCATAGTCATCAACAATTCGCAATATTTCATCACTTAGAAATTCATCAGCTCCCTCTCTGTTTGATGGTACAATATCTCTTAATAATTCAAACTGACCATCCACATTTTTAGCTGTCATTTTAAGACCTGTACTTAATTTATTTTTATCAACAATTTGTTCTATTGAAACATTACCATTATATTTTTTTGCAATATTATTTAATTGTTGAGGGACAACTTTATCATAAAGATTTTTAAATTTGACACCTGCTGGGCCATCTGGATCTTTTCCCCAACGTTGATTAACTTTTTCAGCAGGCATAATAGCAACTTTGTTTATCCCTTTAGATTGTGCATCTTTGATAGTAGCTTTTACTAACAAATCTACATAGTCTGGTTGTTTATTAAAGGGTATTGGTGGGAATAATTCTAATTCTTTAAATCCACCAAATCCTAGGCTAATGTTACTTGATTCCTCTCCAAATCGTATTAGTTCATCAGTTTCAGTAGATGATGGTACACTAAGACCTCTTAAGTCTGCTTCCAGTTCTGTATTTCTAGTTAAATCTAATAAATTGTTTAAAACAGTTTGTTGTTGATTTTCTAAAGTTTCTAAAGCAAAAGGTGTTTGTGGATTTGGACTTTTGATTTCAACATCAATCAATGCATTTATTTGCTTTTGTATGTCGGATAATTCCTTTGAAAATTGTGGTACTCTATCTAAACCTGCTGTATTAGGAAATGGTTTTATAGCAGATAAATTTTCTTGAAGTTTTTGAATGGTCGCTGTTGGAAACTCACTGTTTAACTCTCTAAGTGTTCTTTTACCCATCTCAGTATCAAAAGTATCGCCTGAGTCTACTTGTCGTTGAGCCCTAGCCCTTATATTTTCAATCCTTTTTAATAACGCTTGTATACGCTCTTGTTCTTTTCTAACTTGTGTGAGCATGTCCGTTTGCAATTCTTGTATGACCGCAACTGGTTGACCATTAACATTTTCGTAATCGGCTACTCTTGTAAAGCCTATGACATTTTCTTCTTGAAAGTGACCACTAGCTACAAAGGGTTTTGTTTCTCCTGGTAGGGGTCCCGCCTGTACAAGAACCTCACGATAATTTTCACCGACCCTATCAAGGTCTTGATTACCTGTATTTTTGTGTCGTGGTTTACCTACAAATTGTTCGTAAGCAAGATCTGGAAGATTTTCTTGCTTTACTTTAATAGATATATTACCTAGAGGTGACTGCTCGTAAAAATCAACTAATCTTTGTTGTGTTAGTTTTTGGTTTGGATAATATTTAGCGTAATCTTCTAAAAACTGCATAAGTCCTGTATCACGTAGCTCTGCTTCCGGAGCTGCTTTACCTTTGAAAAAGTTTGCCCAGTCTTGTGGTCTTGCTGCCTTTGGTGCGTTAGGATCATTGATGACATCTAAGGTAAATGATTTAAAAGCAAAATCAGATGGTTGCATTTGTTGTGCTGCTGGCAACGTGGTCCCAGGTGGTGCTTGTGGTGCATCTGTT